GGCCAAGCTTTAGTTGTGGGTTTACACTCAGGTTTTCACAGAGCTTATGGTTTCAGCGCAGCTATGCCTATTTGCAAAGAGTATTTTGATCACTTCTTAGGATCTTTTGAAACTCAATTTGGAAGTTTTCCTTTACAAGTTACAAAACTTGTTTCTGGTCCAGATATGCATTTTCCACCAAAAGAGTCGAAGATATGTAGATCACCTATGTATGGATGGAATGGACCTAGTACTACAGCACCAGCTCACTTGTCACCCTTTCTCAACGAAGAAGGAGTTTTTATTGATCCTTATAACAAAGCAGTTGTTAAGTTACATCAAAAACAGACTCCTCCTTGCCCCATGCCTGTTGTGGAGATTATTGATTATCTTGATGGTCTCTATCCTAGAACTGATGGTGCAGGTCTTGTTTCTTTTGAAGAAGCACTTCGTGGAGATCCAGAAAAAGGCAGTAATGCTATTTGTATGTCGACATCACCAGGCTATCCTTTTGCTAAGAAAGCTACTAAGGGTAAAGCTCCTTATGTTTATGCAGAAGGAGATGTCTTTCACTATTCACCTGAATTTTTGCAGTTGGTTAATGATAAGATTGAAGCACTGAGACGTGGTGAGCAGATAGAAGTGTATTGGGCTGACGTTTTGAAAGATGAGACTCGTACCCTCGAGAAAGTTCAACTTGGTAAAACTCGTCTTTTCTGTACTTGTCCTCTTGACTTACTCATAATTATGAGAATTTTCTTTCTTGATTTTGTCACATACGTGCAGTCACTTGCAGCAACAAAACCAATAGCAGTTGGGATTAATGCACATTCCCCAGAATGGGCAATATTGCATGCAAGATTGGCTAGATGTGCAGGATCTATCATAGCTGGAGATTTTTCTAATTATGATGGAAAGTTACCCAAGTTTGTTGGTCAGATAGCTCTCGAGTTCATCAATCATTGGTATGATGATGGTCAAGAGAATGCTAGCGTGCGAGCCCTTTTGTTTGAACATATTTACAATCCGACCAGAATTATTTATGACACAGTGTATCAAGTTGTCGATGGGAATCCATCTGGAAATCCTATCACATCTATTTACAATTCTTTGTGTAATATAATTATGTGTTTTGTTGTTCTTACTGAGGACTTTGATCTCCGTGCTGATCAATTTGAGATGGTCGTTTATGGAGACGATAATGTAATGGGTCTTGAAAAAGAAGGTATCAGATGTTCCGATTTAACACCCTTCTTCAAATCTCGATTTGACATGGATTACACTCATTTTTCCAAATCAGAGAATGAGTCACATGATACACTTAGTACCATTCGTTTCCTTGCTCGAGAATTTGTTAAAGATGGAACCAACTTTCGAGCTCCCCTAGAGCTTACAACGATTGTTGAATCCACATACTTTCTGTGGGGTTCTTCTGGGCATGATAAAGCTATGGTTTCCACAGCTCGTTCATTTTTCCTGGAGTTATCTCACCACCCAAAAGACGTTTTCGATAGCGTTTCTGAAAAGTTCTTGTCTCAAGTCAAACTAAGGATACCACGTCTTTATGAGGCTATAGCAGATGCAAAGGAAACTTATTTTGCATATTATGTCAAGTTTTACCACCCGAAGAAACGCCTTCAAGTAGTAATTACTAGCCAGAAAAACTCTTAAGTTAACTTTGCACCAGCATATGTTTGTATATAGTAGGAATACTTTAAATTTGTTTTAGTTAATAGTTGCTTCAGTAGTAAATTCAGATAACACGCAGTATACAGAGCGTGCAGTAAATGATGTAGGGATCACACAACAAGTACAACTTGGTTCATATCAAGATGCAGCACCAGTTGGATCCACAGTGGTAGGTAAAACCATCATGCAAGAAGTTCACGACACCACTAACTTTGAAACTTTCGATTTTAATGATACGTTGAATCGTGAATATTTGATTGACAGTGCTTTATGGACTACAGATATGGCTTCCGGTACTATTATCGGTCCATATTTGTTTCCAAAAGTTTTGTTTGATCAGCAGTTCATAAAAGACAAAATCAAAGATTTCAGATATTTTAAGGGAGGCGTGCGTTTCACAGTTCGTGTTGCTGCTAGTAAGTTTGTTTATGGCAAAATTGCAGTGGGATTTGAACCTATTTCGACAGGTTTATCTCTTTACCCAAATGTCTATCAACTTAGTGGTTCTCCACATGTCATTGTTTCTGCAAGCGCTTCTGAAGCTGTGGTTTTTGATGTTCCGTTCATTTCTATGTTTAGAGCAGTAGATTTAAGAAATTTTGATCCCGATGAGATTGGCCGTTTTACAATGATGGTCATGAATCCTTTGACAGACATCACAGGTGCAGCCAATAATGCTAGAGTTTTGGTTACAGCACAGTTTCTCGAAGGACAGGTTTTCTTGCCTCATGATTTCGTTACTGAAAGTGGACGTATGTCTACTGTTAGTAAGGGAGCTGAAGGTAGAGCAAAATCCTCATCAGGTCATGTTGGTGCCACATTAGAAGATCCAGCAGCGTTAGCTAGTGGTTTAGAAGAAACTGCCATTGATAAAGTAACCGAATCTGTTTTTGGCAAGGGAGGTGAAACGGCAATGGCTGGTATTTCAGGTGCAATGTTTGGACTTTCCAAACCATCTTCAGTAGATATGTCACAAATTACCAAAATTAATCCTAATTCGGATATTAGTTATGGCAAGGGTGTTGATAAATCTACTAAGATAGCCATGGACCCAGAGAATCAGATTTCTACCGAACCTTTAGTTGGAGGGATTGGTCTTGACGAAATGAGTTTGGCTTACATAGCTCAAAACCCTATGCTGATCAATATTCAAGATTTCAATGATGATTCTCCTCCAGTTAAAATAGCAACGTGTGATCGTAATGATGTAAGGTTGTGTCATGTTGATTGGTTAAGTAGGCAGTTCAAATATGTTTCGGGTTCTTATAAGTTTAGGTTTTATATTACAGCTTCACTTATGCATGCTGTTCGCGCTGTCATCTACTTGTCTGACACGAATTCAGCTGCGTGGGAAAATTGTTACCATGTTGTCGTTGACATACAGGGTGATACTGAAGTAGAATTCACAGTGCCTTATATTGGCCACTCCGTTATGAAAAAATCTGGAGAGAATTCAGAATTTGGAATTTGGATGCAAATTTTATCTTGGTCTCAACCTGACATGGCAGCTGTGACACCCATATATGTGAATGTCTACAAAGCTGGTGCCGATGATTTCCAGTTTGGTTGTCTCCTTGAGAGTGCGTTTGTTACACAGGCTAACCCTCGGGAGGACTTTGCCAAACCATTTGAGCCTATACACCCTAGTTGTTTGGGGTATGCTCCTAAAAATTTGGTTTGTGGCGAGGAATACACAACTATGCGAGAAATTGTCCACAGGTACCATGCCTACTATCTCGTCAATAAGGATTATAGACAAGTTTATATCAAACCAATTGTTGAACCTGAAACGGCTCAGTTTGGTCTTGAGAAATTTGGCCTTATATTCCGTTTTTGGAGAGGTAGTATACGAGTTCGTGGTTTGACAAAGAATTGGTGTCCTACGGGTGCAGTTGGTGTCCAAATAGATACTGAGCAAGTTGTTGGTACGTCTATTGCTAATATGCAGCTACCTCAACTTGATGCAGAAATTCCTTTTTACACCAATGCGCTTATGAACCACAATTCTGCGCAGGCTGATGAAAGCGTTACAGGATATTCACTTAGATGCGGTAGTAATAATGCTTCCACTGAAGAGCTCGTTTTCTTACTTAAATCAGCAGGTGATGATTTTTCTTTTCATTTCCTCAAAGCTCCCTCCGCAGGGTATTTCACTCCGGTGGTTTCACCGAGTGGGATACCAGGCCTTCAAGTCTTCCTCTCTTAGTTTTTAAGTTAGCAATTAAGCTAGTATAAGTAGTTTTGTAGACACGGGCGGGTCGTTACCGTAGACCTCATTCATGAGACATGGCCAAGCGCATCGGTTAGTATGCGTCGAGGGAGAGTTTAGATAAGCCGTTAGTTTAAATACGAGGCGAATATTCTCTTCCTTTTGAAATAACTCAAACGTTCATTAGTTCCACGATTAATAATGTGCGCCCATTACATGGG